AAACGGAGGCGTTCGCTATTTTGGAACTTGCGAAAGAAATTGTCCCAGTGGCCTACCAGATCAGAGCACCGTCTATCGCGCCGGTTCCCGCGGACCAATAGCTTTTTTGCGGCGGTCCATCGCTTCGCGCAATTTTTTCGTGGCCTCGGATGCCTCGCGACGCAGCGCGCTGAGTTCCTTTTCGTGTTTTTGCGCGGTCTTGAGCCGGGCCAACAGCGGCGCCGGCATATTGGCTTCCCAGCCCCACCATATCCATTCTACCGAGACCTTGAACCTGTCCTTGAGCGCCCAGGCGGTTTCTCTGGGAACCGGATAGCCGCGTTCGTAATTACTCCAGCGTTTGACCGGGATACCGAGGCGCCGGGCGAAGTCAGCCTGATTCTCTCCCGAAATCATCTCACGAAGCAGACGCAGGCGCGCCTGGTAGGCCGCCACGTCGAAGCCTTCGATCCGTTTCACGTCGGTTTCCTCTTGTTAAGCCGCTATGTTCAAAACGTAACAGTAGCATGACAAATCTTCCGCAACCAAACCGAAGCAAACCATAACACGGAAGTCAGGAAAATACATAAGACGTAAGTTAGAAAAATTACGAATTGACTGTAAGCTTAGGGTAATTTTCCCCAGCTTTTGCACCTTGCCGCGGCGTACTAATTACGGCTATAATGGCGGCCGTAATGGGTAGGCGTCCATGAAACAGTTAAGAACCGCCAATCAGGTTGTTGAAGCGCTCGGCGGACTCGACGAGGTTTGCCGGATCACCGGCGCCAACGTCAAACAGGCATGGCATTGGCACGGCCGCGCGGGGCGATTTCCCGCCAATTTCTACGTCGTGATGACCCGCGTTCTCAACGCGCGGGGTTACGAGGCGCCGGCCCGGCTGTGGAATCAGAAGCGCGAAAAGGTTGGCGCGTCCTGACAAGGAAAAGCCGATGCCAAAGCTCACGCTTGAAGAGTGGGACGAAAAGGTCGGCCGCCACCTGCACATGATCGAAGCAGGCGCCGAGATTTGCGAAAGCCACGCGCGGCAATTGATCGGGCTGCCGGATTTCGATCTGCGGGTGACCGATTCGATGGAACGCGCCGCCGTGATCCTGGGAATGATTGTCAATGCGCTGGCGCGGCTGGAACAGGCAAAGGCGCGCATGCGGGATAAGGATCATGTCGCTTAAACTGGTGGCGACCAATGAGAGGGTCAGCAGCATGCGGCGGGCGCTGCGGATCGCCATTGATGTCAAGATTCTTTCGCAAGCCCCCGCTTCCGAGATCAAATACCTTTACGACAAGATCGAAGCAGCGCGCGATGCTCTGTCACGAATACTGGATCGAGCGGACGACAAAAATGCTTGAACAACAGGCCAATGTGTTGCGGCTGCAGATCGAGGCGTTGCTCAGAGAATACCCGGAACTGGCCGACGACGAATTTTTGCGCGCCGATATGTTGGAAGGCGAGACCGAAATCAATGACATCCTGACGACCCTGCACCGCATGATCGAGGACAGCAAGGCATTGCGGGAAGGCACCCAGCCCAGGATCGACGATTTGGTGGCGCGTTCGCGGCGGTTTCAGAAGCGGATCGATTTCGGCCGCGACCTGATCGCGAAGATTCTGGAGACGGCCAATCTGAAGAAATTGGAACTGGCGGAGGCCACCTTCTCTTTGCGCAAGGGCTATCCGCAACTGGTCGGCGATCCCGATCCTTTTGTGCTGCCTGACGAACTGGTGAAGATCGTTCGCAGTGTCGATCGCAAGAAAGTCAAGGAAGCGTTGGAACAGGGACAGATAGTAGAGGGCTGTTCGCTATCGAATGGACCGCCGCTGCTGACGATCAGGATAAAATAATGAGGCGCATTGTTCAGATTACGGGAGTTGAGGAAACTGTCGCCGCGCTATGCGATGATGGTTCCGTTTGGCTTTGTGCTTTCGAGTTTGACGAAAGACGTTGGAAACGCCTCCCCGATATTCCGCAGCCGCGTGAGGACACTCTTGCAAAAGACAAAGCAAAATGAGTGACAACCAAGTCATCTTCGATCAGCTCGCCGCGCCATTTCCGCCCGAGTGCGTGTCCTGGCGCGTTGGCCCGACCAACGAAAAATCCCGCAAGCCCGAGGATCCCGTGCGCGGCCAGCCGTTGTGCTATGTGGACGCGCGAACGGTGATGGACCGGCTCGACAGCGTGATCGGTTTCGACAACTGGCAGTGCAATTATTCGCCGGGCGTCGGCAGTTCGATTGTCTGCAATATCGGATTGCGGATCGGCGATGAATGGATATGGAAGGCGGATGGCGCCGGCCCCAGCGATATGGAAGCGGACAAGGGCGCGTTGTCGGATGCCTTCAAGCGCGCGGCGGTTCGTTTCGGCGTCGGCCGCTATCTCTATGACATCAAGGCACCCTGGGTCGTGTTGGCTCGCAAGGGAAACTTCAGCTATATACCGGACGAAATCTTGACAAAACTTGCCGCACTGCACGACCGCGAAGCCAAACGATTGAGAGGACCGCAAGCCGCATGACTGAAGCAAAAGGTGCACTATTCTTCTGGAAGGACGATCCACACGTCACCGGCTTTCTGGTGATCGGCAGCGAATATTATGAATTGGCGGGTGTGCGCCGGTCGCAGATCATGACCGAGTTCACCGGGCGCCAGATCATTACGGAACAGGTGGAAATGTTCGATGACGGAAGCGGAGACGGCGCGGGCTAACGCGATCTCGTTTGAAGTCAAGAAAGATGGCCTGGCGCAACGTCAGTCAGGGGATTGGCAGCTGCGCTTTACGGTTTCCTCTCTGGATATGGATCAGAGGTTAGCGACCGCGCCGATGGGCGCGCGGTTCGCGTGTTGCCTGGTCGAAATCAACGACGACGAAACCCCCGTCGATCATGCCGCGGAGGACCGCGACAAATGGCGTGAATTGGGCGCGACCCGGCAAGCCGGGATCAGGTGCAACGATCCGGTATTCTGGGCGTACCTAACGGAAGAATTGCACTTTCCACCGATCGCCGATGCGGACATGGCTGCAGCTTGCGTGCGCGAGCATTGCCAGATTGAAAGCCGTAGCGATTTCAACAAGCCCGGCTTTCATGAGCAGCGCGAGCGCTGGCACAAGCTTGATTATGCGTTCCAGGCGTGGAGGATCAAGGAAAATGCCTGATCGGCAACCACGCGAACATGATGAGGATTATCTGAATTTCATCCGCTCGCAGCGCTGTTGCCTGTGCGGCACCAATCAAGGCGTCGAAGCCGCGCACCTACGCGTCGGTTCGATTGGCGACGGCAAACCACCTACCGGGATGGGCGAAAAATCCTCAGATCGGTGGAGCTTGCCCCTATGCAAGCGTCACCATGACATGCAGCACGCCATGAACGAAGCCGAATTCTGGGCGAGCTTCGGCATCGATCCATTTGCGCTCGCGATGCACTATCAAATGAGGCCGCGATGATGCGCTATTCGATCATCGTTACCGAACACGGCAGCGACCACGCCATCGAATTGATGCAGGTCAATAACAACCCGCAGGCGATTGTACATGCGTTGCGGCAAAAGACGTTGACGATAGAGCGATCGATCCTGGAACCAGAGCGGGGCCAGGTTAGAATCCCGAAATACAGCTTCATTTCAATAAGAGACAACCAGGAAAAATAAGTAAGTCATGTTGTCCTAGTTAGCGGAACAACAGGAACGGTTGCTATGACCAGCCGGAATTTTGAGAAAGCTCGATTAAAATCATTGCCTCGTGACGACGCTCGCCCGTTTGGGGCTTATAAAGACCCCTTGCCTGGTGACAGGATCTTTAACATCAAGCGTCCGAAAGGCGCCCTTCCGACCAACAAGGCCGAACTGCGCAAGATTGCGGACCAGATTGCCGCCAGACTGGCTGCCAAAAAGGGGCAGTGATCGTGCCTCAATTTCCTTATTGCCAAGCCTCTTTCTTTTTTTCTTTCTTCTTCTTTCTTTCTTCACTTTTGACCAGCCGCGGCGATGCTTGCCACGTGAGTGCTCGCCTCTGCTGCGCTGCGTTGTGTGCGCGCTCCGCGCCGGCGAGCATGTGCCATGTATACCAGCAAAACACAAGCCAGCATGGCTTGCCTATTACGACTTATCCCCGCAATCCTAGCCATTGAGACTGAATACGGAAAAGAGTAATGGTTAATCCGCCTTGCATTCGGAGTGATCGGAATGCCTGACGATGGACCGACCCAAGAACGAATCCAGCACGCCGGACCGTTTTATTGCAGCGTCGGCCGCTCGCGATCTTCCCGTAAAATTACTATGTTGGACGATGCTCTAGGGCGGGCCTGGATGCGCCGGAATATTTCCGCGGAAGAATACTCGGCGCTAAAGAAATACGCCTTGCACTGGCTCGCCGGCGGGCTGCAAGGCCATCTGGGATCGGTGGACCTCAATCGTATCCTGGCGTTCGATCCCGGAAGCATGTCAGGGCTGGCCAAGTCCGAGGCCCAGGCCGATCACCGCAAGCTCTATCACCAGGCTCGGGACCGGATCGGGATTCGCCCGGCCCTGGTCGCTGATCACGTCGCCTGTTTTGATACGCCGCTGGCGGTTGTCGGTAATATCTTAGGCTATCGGTCGCGCTGGCACGGCAAGGTCAAGGCGATCGAGATTTTATCGGATGCCGGTTACCGGCTCGGGCAATTCTGGCAGGAACTCGCCAAGGGCAATTGACTTTGGGGCAAAAAAGATCATGTTTCGTCTAGTCTTGTGACGCGCGCCCCGAAGCGGTTTGTTTGGTTTCCCCTAAACCTGCCATCTTGCGGAGTGATGCTGTTAGAGACAGGAAAAGCCCCACTCGCAAGAATGGGGCTTTTCTCTTGTTTGGCGTTTGCCTCCCTGGACTTACCGGCCCGATCACCCTGCGGTTAAGGGCCGGATTTTTTCAGTAGCACCAGGTATTGCAGGTTTGGCCGCCGTTGTAGGTGCGATTGCACGTGGTGGTGCAGTTGCCGGCGTTGGCCGGAATCGACGTTGCCAGCAATGCGAGCGCGGCAAAGGCAAGGAATAATTTTGGCATCTGGTTTCCCCTTCTGGAAAAGCGTCGGAATTGACGCAGTGCAAGCCTTAGCTATTCGTAATTATTACGTCAAGGCTGTAAATCGCGTGCTGTGGATTTCGTCTTAATGTTTAGGCTCAATGTTGTATCGATCATGAGCGTCCCGTCGGCCTTCCATATAGCCCTGCATCAACAATTCGACCGGGTTTTGCCATTCCCGGTATTTAAGCCAGACAAGATCGCATTTCGCCCGTTTTAGATTTGCCCTCGCCTTTTTTAATGCTTTTCTGATTGCTTTTTCCCTTCGTGTCATGCTCGCAAATCCTCCTCGGTTGAATCGGTGTCGATCATCAGGTTGAGCAGCATCGCGACGATGCGCGGTACCGGGTATTTACCGGCAATCCACAGCCGCACACTGCGGTCGTTATAGCCAACGGTCTTGGCAAAGCCGACTTGGCTAAAACCTATTACATCCAGCGCATCTTGCATTTGTGCGCCGTCCATGGGTTTTTGTTTCACGTTGGTTGCTCCTTCAGCCGGGCAACGAGCCGCAACACGGTTGTCGCTTGCCATGCATTGCCTTGGCTGGTCTTGATGCCGCGCGAATTCAGTACGCTCGCGATCCGCCGCGCCGATAGATTGATAATCGGCGTAATTTCGCTGCGCAGCGATTCGGCGAAGATGCGCGCATTGACGGCATTGGTTTGGATTTCCTGCGGATTGCCAAGCCGCTTGCCCCGACCTTGCGCGGCTGTCAGTGCGTCCTTGGTGCGCTTTGAGATCATGCGGCGTTCTTGCTCCGCCAGCGCGGCATAGATGTGCAGCATGAACGGATCGGCATTGACGCCCAGTTCGGTAACAATGAATGGCACCTGTTGCGCCATTAATCCGGCAATGAAAGCCACGTCACGCGACAGCCGGTCCAGCTTGGCAACGATAACCGGGCATTTGGCGGCCCTGGCAGCTGCCAACGCGGCAACGAGCTGCGGCCGCATTTCCAGGCCATCGCCCTTGCCGGTTTCGATTTCGACAAACGGCGGACTGATGCGGAAGCCTTCGACCTCGCAGAACCTGTTAATGGTGGTCTGCTGAGCTTCCAGGCCAAGGCCGGAGCGGCCCTGGCGCTGGGTCGAAACGCGAATGTAGGATATGGCCGGTTTCATGGTTTCCCCTTAGTGAAATCATCATAGGCATTGGCTGCCTAGCGGTCAATACGGAAAGAAAAAGCCCGGCTTTTGACCGGGCTTTCAGTCAGATCAGTGTGGCGATGATAGGAAGGCTATCAAGTCGCGGCCAATCGCCGATCCACCGGGAGGCAAAGGCGTATTTGCGGGAGGCTTAACGCCGTAACTTGGTTCGCCATCGCTTGAGCAAGCGTAAAACTTCCAAGCGTGTTTTCCCCATGATCCATCATCTTGCCAGCAAAACAATTTGCGACCTTGTTGATAGTAAACGCGGCAATTGCCGTTATCTTCGGAATCGAACTTCATTTGGTTTAGCCCTCCATATCAAAGAGGGCGCGTAACTCGGCATAGGCCGGATCACGCTCGAATACCGATTCCTCGTTGAATTTCATATCGCCGCGATGAATGGTGATATGGCCGTATGTCGTGAGCGCGGCGATATAGGTATGGCCATCATCGCCGTCCACAATCCGCATCTTGCGGGCATAGGTCAGCTTTTTTGCCGCGCCATTGGTCTGTCGCACAGCACGCTCGCCCTTTGGCGTCTGTTCGATCCAAAAACGTGCTTCCACGCGTTTTGAGCCGCTTGGCCAATCGGCGATAACGGCTTGCAATCGCGGATTTGAATAACGATGGTTCATGTTGGTTTCCCCTTAATCGAAACAGCGGAATGCCGTTCCTAATGCCTTATGCCCGGTAAGCTTTCGCTGCCGGGCACAAGGTCAAGGTGATCAGATCACCATTGCGGATAGCGCTTGCGATACTGTTCATCGGCCCAGCGGTCGATTGCCTTAGCCTGGCGCTCGTATTCCGCAGCTGTCATGGAATTGGAGTGCATGTAACGGCGATCGAGATCGTCAAACATGCGTTCGACGCGGGTTTCAATCTGCTGTTCGGTCATTTCGGTTTCCCCTTTGCTTCAGTAACAGCA